CGTCTTGCACTTCTCCGTGATGTTTTTTAAGGTCATAAAGATATTCTCTACGAATTTGACAATATATTGGTGGTGTGTTCGCATTTAAATAAGCCATTGTACATCAGTGTATATCTCCCCAAGTATCTCCTGCTTCATAATCTACTTTATTAGGGACAGCTAGTGTAACAGCATTTTCCATAATCTCAATAATTTTTTTAGCTTGTTCTTCTGATTCTACAGAAATATCTAATTCATCGTGAATTTGTATATGTGGTATTATTCCTTCTTCATATAAATCCAACATTGCTTTCTTTGTCATATCAGCAGCAGATCCTTGTATTAATTTATTTAATGCTTTGTATGTCATTGCTCTTTTTATTTGTCCTCTACCATATGTTTTTTCTGCTTCCTCAAATGACATTGGTTTATGCATTCCAAATTGATTTGGTTCCCATTTATCAAATCTACATCTTCTACCCAATAAAGTTCCAATCGATCCAGATAATTGCGCGTGTCTAGAAGTACTTGCCATTAAATCTCTAACAAATGGAACATTTTCGTGATACTGATTAAATAAATTTTCAGCTTCTGCTTTTGTATTCAAACCTAATTCAGCTTGAAGTTTAGCTTTACCCATTCCATAAAATAACCCCAGGTTAATTGTTTTAGCCTGAGTTCTAGATATGTTTGCCATATCAGCTACTGTTTGGTGAAAGTCTACAGAATTATCTTTAAATTTTTCTACAATATTTGTAACGGAATCATCAAAACAAATTGGTTCAGTCGATGCCGCATAATGCACAACTAATCTTGGTTCTTGTTGTGAATAGTCAAAACAACCCCATTTGTGATTGACTTCAGGTAAGAACAATGATCTAATCATTGGTCCTAAATCTTTATTTCTTGCAGGTATTTGTTGCAAATTAGGATTTGAATAACTAAATCTACCAGTAACTGTACCACCTTGATCTGATCTAATAGGATTAATATCTGCGTGTATTCTACCTCTATATTCGTGTTTTAATATGGTATCTATAAAAGTTGTATGAGCCTTGTTTATTTCTCTAGCTTTTGCTATTTTATTAATTATTGAATTAGAATGAGTAGATAAAAAATTTTTAGTAAATGATGGTGCACCTGTTTTTTCAGTTTTTTCATAAGGCAAAGATAGTTTATCAAAAACTTTTGCAATACTTCTTGCAGCCCATATTTGAGGTTCTATTCCTGTTTCTTTTTTTACTTCTAGGATTAATTTTTCTTCTTGTGTGCTTAATTCTTTTTTTAATAGATGAGCTTTTTCTACATCCACTCGAACGCCCTTAAATTTCATATCAATTAAACAAGGAAATAATCTTGACTCCAGGTCAAATATTTCTTTTAAATTTTGTTTTTTAATTTCTATAGATAAAACTTTAAATAATTCTAATGTAAGTTCAGCATCTTTTTCTGCATATGCTCCTACATCCATCGCGGGAAGTTTCCACATTTCAGATTTAGCATCAACACCTGCGGCTTCTGCTGCAGCTTTTAATCCTTTTTCATCTTTTACTTCACCCAAATAATCAAAAGCTACACTGTTTAAAGTATACCAAAATCTATTTTCATCAATTAATGACGCCATTAACATTGTATCCATAATATGACCATTAATTTTTATTCCATATGCTCTTAGCCAACAAACGTCATACATAGCATTATGAAATATTTTAACTGAATCAGTAGCACAAATTTCTTTAAGCCACTCTAATACTATTCTTTTATCTAAATTTCCGTCAGAAACTCCGCCACCTCTATGACCTATTGGATAATAACCTTTCCAACCTTCAACAGCTACAGCAACTCCAATGATTTCTCCCTGGCCTATAATGGCTCCTGATCCTCTTGTTTTAAGATTAGGATCTTTTGTTTCTAAGTCAATTGCAATATATTTTGCGTCTTTTAAATTTGGAAAACTATCTGGGCAATTCCATTCTGTAGCAGCTTCAAACATTATTTTAAACTCCACCAACTATTTATCTTGTTTATTATCTGAAGTATCTTGCTTCTCAGTTTCTTCTGTTTCATTTTTTTCCTTTTTTTTAAATATTTCGTTATAATTATTTTTATATTCTTCGGTAGGTATTCTTGATCTACCATCCCATTGTCTTCCTTTTTCTTTCATATTTTCTTTTTTTCTCTATGACATTTTCTACACATAAAAGCGTAATTGTAAGTCATATTTCTTTTTTTGCATTTAACACATTTATATTTCATTTCTTCCTTTTCATATCTTTTATCTTTTTTATCTCTAGTTCGCAATAGTGGATTATCTTTTCTAAATCCTCTATTCCATTTTTATTCAAGTACCTGCAAACGTACTTCACAACATTACCCTGGAAGAAGCTGAGATTATTTTTAGATATAAATTCATACGGTTGAATGTGAAATGATTTATAGTGACTCCCTCCTATCTGCTTTTCTTGTGGAAATGCTTTTTCAAACATATCTTTTGTTGTCATATTTTTCTCCTTTCAAATTTGTGTGGTAGATGTTGGTTTAACGGCCAAAAAATCCAGGATCATAATGAGAACCGAACCAACGTCGCCCGAAGACACGAAACTACCACATTCCGCAACAATGTCATTATGTCCTAACCGGTAAAAAATCATATTATAGGTGCTCCTATATTATATTGATGTTCTGACCCTGCACTAGTCAGATATAAATTTTCTTTTGTTCTAGTTACACCCACAAAAAAAGTTCTGTGTTCTGGATCAGGATTTCTTAAAGCTGAATCATAAATAATTTGTTCTAAGTCTGTGTATAAAATAACATTGTCACATTCTTCACCTTTAACACTATGTATTGTAGATATTTTTATTCTAGCTTTATTCATTAAATCATCACCTGATTCTAATAATGAAATCATATAATTCTTACTATCTTCTGGTATATTTAATTGCTCCCAGCTCCCCGTTACTCGCAACCCGTGTTCAGAACATAGCGTATCTAAATCGACATTTTTAATATTTTCTAAAGACTTGCCACTAGAGAAACCGTGCTTTACTTGACCTTTTTGAGAACTTAAATATTCATAAATTGCTTTTGCTTCTTCTTTATCTATGAAAGCACCTTGATTTAATCTAATCCAGGCCCTATATGCTGACAATAATTTTTTAGGAAGCAATGAATTTCCTTTACTATCGAATCTAAGATTAAGACTATACAAATAATTTGCTATTGGTGTTAGCATTTTATTTGTTCTAGTTAATAACATCCAATTACCTTTGCTAAAATCTAGATCTTCAAGTTGAACATTGTACTTCACTGAGCCCTCTGCATCTCTAGGTTTCCATTTTTTAATTAATCTTTCTGACATATGTGGAAATATTGATTCTGCCAGTGAATGAACTGACTTAGGAACTCTTCTAGATTTTATTTGAGGATCAAATTTACCTTTTAAGTTTATAAATATTTTAGGATCCGCTCCTTGAAACGTGTAAATTGTTTGATCATCATCACCTGCAATGTACGATCTTTTACAATTACTTTCAATGTAAAAAAACATATCCCATTGTAATGGACTTAAGTCTTGTGCCTCATCTAAGAATACTACATCTAATTCAGGACATTTTTTTTCAGATATAAATTTTGTAATCATATCTGAAAATTCAAACATTCCCGTTTCTTTTTTATATTCTTCTAGATCAACTTTTATTTGTTTAGTTAAATTTAAATTTATATCATAGTGAATATCTAATTCTACAGCTGCATCAGAAATAGAAATTTTTTTAGATCTAGCATATTCAATAACACGCATATGAGCATTCTTATATTGAGGAATTCCAGAATCATTTACATAACTTTCAAAAGATAAATCTCTGCATACTCTTGAAAAATTTTTAAACCCATTCCATTTACTATCTTTTAATAAATATTTACCAGTTTCTAAATTTAATGTTTTTGCTCCTAAAGAATGCATAGTACAAACATTCACTTTTTTATTTTCTATTCTTCTTTCTGCCTCTTCTTTAGCTGCCTTACTAAAAGAAATGTACGCAATTTTAGCTGGATTAGTCTTACGTCTTTTTAATTCAACATTAAGATATCTCATTAATCTATGCGTTTTACCTGTCCCTGGGGGTCCTGGTATAATTATTCTATTATGCATATGGTGCCTTTTTAATTTTGCTTGCAGATATAACAGCAGTTTTTATTACAATAGCAGGCATTTTAACTACAGATGTAGTTACTCCATCTATTTTCATATCAATTTCTTCTGCTTCAAAAAAATCTTTTAATTTAGAATAAGTTTTATTTTGAGGAAATAATTTAGTATCCCAAACATTAGATTTTTTTAAAAATTTCCAAAAATCTTTTCGTTTAAAATAAGAAAAATTATTTTCAGTATAAGCAAGTCCAAAATTTCTAATACAAGAAAATGATTTGCCAGTTACGTTGTTAGTAAAATCTGCAAGTAATTCTTTCATTTGAGTTTTAATTTTTAATGATTCAGGCGCAGGTATCTCAATGGCATTACTTAATAATTTTATTAGCTGCCTAACCCATAAATTATTTCCAGGTAATGGAACTGGTGTACCTATTTGTTCTAAACAGGCGCGATTAAATAATTTACAATCCATTAATGTAGCACTATCTACTTCAACTGTTTTCTCACCAACAGATACAAAGAATAATGGTGGATCTGAGCAGAATCTTCTAATCTCTGTTATAGCTAAATTAGCTGTCTCTGCATCTCTACCAACACCATATTTTTTAGTTGTGCAAGTAAGTGAATCACAAAAACTTTCTAATGGTGCTTTATTACATCCATAATTATATTCCTTATCCCCTACTGAACTTATTGTTGTATTTAATTCTGAATATTTTAAAGGTGGTTTAATATAACTATCATTATATTTACTCATCCAATCTTTCCATTCATCATTCTCTGGATATCTTTTTTTTAAATAAACACCTACGTTAAACATAGTATCATTTCTCATTCCACTAGGAACACCATCGGTTAATAATCTTTGTAAACAAGGTGGTATACCATCAAAGTCTTCGTTTTTATCTTTATCTTCAAATATAAATTTTTTTAAATCTTCTTTTAAAAAAGCAACTTCATCATATTTTTTAAAAAAGTTTTCTAAAGTTAATGCTTCTGCTTGATCATTTAGTGCATATCTTACAGTTCTATCTCCACCGTGATAAGGTAAATTTAAAAAACTACCTGTGTCTCCACGATGTGCTTTTAGTTCATCTTGTTTAGGAAATATTTCTGCTTTAGCAAAACCAATAGCTGATGCAATCTTTTTAAGTTTTGCTCTCATTAAACTTGCAGGAACAAATTCTTTAGCAAATAAGAATACGTGTGCTCCACCTGATTTTGATCTACAAACTATTGCAGGTATTTTTAATTTTTTAATTTTGTTTAATAATTCTAAATGATCAAAACCTTTATAAACATCTATATCTACACATCCCCATTTACATTCACTATTTTCATTAATAGGAATAATTCCTAGTGCAGGGTCTTTTCCATCTAAATGTGCTTGCCACAACTCATCTGTTGGTGGACTTTTTATTGTAATAGATTTTGTTTTATGTTTTCCTAGTTCATTGAAATCTTCGGTCATTCTAGTTTGACCATAAGCTATTTCTAAACCTTTAAATATTTCTTTAAACTTTTCTTTCATATGTTCCTTTTAATAATTAATTGGGGCAGCTTTTAGACTGCCCCAAACTATTATATTATTTATTAGCAAGGCTATTGTAGAACTTTTTAGCTCTTTCATATAGCGTCGCATCTTCAACGGGACCTACCTTCTGTACATTAAAGCCATACCATTGATTACCTTTGCCTGTATTTAATACGGAAGATAATTTATATATATGACTAAATGATGGAGGAGTGTAAGGACCATTTTTACCATCTAGCGTAAGGGACATCATCATTGAGTTCCACTTCCTGCTAATTTTACCTTGAGATGAACTCATAGATATCATTGCAGTCTCTGCTGAACCATTTTTATCTAAAATGATTACAAAGTGCTGACCTACTGTTAAGATATAATTACCATTTTGTAATCTATCTTTACCAATAGAATCTTTAGATGTTTTAGTTAAAATATCAGAAGTATCTGGATAGATCATTTCTGGTCTACCAGAGCCTGTACCAAAGTCAGACCACTCTTGATATTCTAATTTATAATGGCACGGAATAACATTTATTCCGTTCATACCGTCATACAATTTTTTCGTAACTGTATTTAGGAACATTCCTGGCTCTGCACCTTCTACGTAATTTTGATTACGTTTCTGTGCTTCTGCAGAACCATTTTGCAAAAGTTTTAAAATTGGTGGAGCCAGTGATTCTGTTCTCACATTTTCAAAACCCGCGTGAGCATCTGCTTCAAACAATGAAGCTGATGGCAATCCCGCCGCTTTTTTTGTCGCTACTTGATTCGCGTTTCTCGTATCGCTCATATAGTTTCTCCTTTATTAGCGTCTAGTTATTTTCGTTTGGTTACCTGCAAACGGTTTAAATAGGTCAGCAGGAACGTCTTGTCCAGATTCAAGTCGTTCCCTGACCAGTGCTTTGAGTGTCATAGGATTTACTCCAATCTTCTGGACAGGTTCAAATCCTTGACCTCGTGCAAGGACAGCATATTGTGCCGCCTTGTTATCTTCGCCACGACCAAAGG